CAAAAAGATGTTAGTGTATTTGTAAGCGTAAATGGTGTACCCCATAATGTAGAAATATTTAATAGTGCTGACAGCGGAGCTGCAGATAGTAGTGGCGCACCTATTGCTAAAGTAGGTATTAGATTCTTAACACCAAGAACAGTCAGCGGAGAGAAAATACACTATACAGTGTTTAGCGAAAAAACAAAAGTCAACTATAGTCAAGTAAGTAAAGATACATTTACAGGAGACGGTACTACTAGAGCATTTACATTATCACAAACTCCGTTTTATGCAAAACCTAATCAACACAATATAATTGTTAAAGTTGGAAACAAAGTACTGAATCCGGGTTACAATATTCAACACACAATTGATGTAGACAATACTAGAGAATACAAAATAGAAACATTCCAACAACCAATTGGTGCAAATGCCGCAGGAGATATTAAAGTGTTTGTACAAGGTGTTGAAAAATTTACACCTAATGAATGGAGATTTGATATTGCAAATAGTCAAATTGTATTATCTGATGAGACAGGTTTGCCTGGAGACTTAGTACAAATTTTTGCTATAACAGATGGTGAATACACAATAACTGATAGTACAATTACTGTTGATGCAACACCTAATGCAAACGATAAAATTGAAGTGTATCAATTTTCTAATCATGATTTACTAGGTATAGAACGTATGAACTATGATGTAGTATCTAGAACATTATTAGTTGATGCAGATGTGCAAAAAGTAAAATATAATAGACTGACCGTGGGCGAAATTCAATTGCGAAAGAAAGCAGTTGATGCACAGTATGTATGGGTAAGTGTAAACAATGAGTTGCTTACTCCTAGCGTAGATTACTATATCACTGACGATAGAATGAAAGTACAATTAGTAAGGATGCCTGCTGAGAATGATGTAATTGATATAATACATTTTGCTCAAGATGTAAGCACTCCAAAATTTGCTTATAGACAATTTAAAGATATGCTTAATAGAACACACTTTAAGCGTTTGGATAAAGAAGCTACAACATTAAGACAAGCATTAAATAGTCATGATATACGTATTGAAGTAGTTGACGGAAGTACATTGTCTGAGCCAAGTAAAGGGCAAAATCTACCTGGTATTTTGTTTATAAATGGTGAAAGGATTGAATATTTTGTAAAAGACGGAAATACCTTAAAACAATTACGTAGAGGAACTTTGGGGACAGGAGTAAAAGACGTACACGCTTCAGGAGCCAAAGTTTTTGATCAAAATATAAGTAAAACAGTTCCTTATCAAGACATGACACAAAGTGAAAGTTTTAACGGAGATGGAACAGCGTCTACATTTACTTTAGGTTTTGATGTGGGAGACACAAACGAGATAGAAGTATTTGTAGCAGGTAGAAGATTAAGAAAAACATCAATACAATCTTTTAGACCTACAAAGGCACTAGATAGTCCAGAAGGAGATGTAACTGTGCCCAAAGAGTTTGAATTTAGCAGTTCTGCTAATTCAATAACATTAGCAGAAGTACCGGGTGTAAATAGTAGGGTTACAGTGGTGAAAAAGACTGGTCAACTCTGGAAAAATACAGGAGAAAAACTAGGAGACGCTGAAAATTCGATAGCACGGTTCTTACGAGCAGGAACATCGGCGCTACCAGAATAAATACAGTATAGGAAATACAATGAGCGAAAATATGCAAGATAAAAACGGAGTACTAGTGCAAGGTCATATCAAGATTTTTGACCCTGAATCTAAAGAAATTTACATTGAAAAACGTAATGCAATTCATTATGAAAATATGAGTATTGCATTAGCTGAAAGTTTAAGCAATGCAGGTGCAGGATTTATTTATGAAATGAGTTTTGGTAACGGCGGCACGTCTGTTGATCCAACTGGTATTATTACATATCTTACACCTAATAGTACAGGGACAAATGCAAGCTTATATAACCAAACGTATACTAAAGTAGTAGACGAAAAAAGTGTAAACAACACGGATCCAGCAAGAAATAAAACAGAAATTAGGCATGTAAGTGGTACTAACTATACTGATATACTTGTATCATGTTTATTAGATTATGGTGAACCAAGCGGGCAAGAAGCGTTTGATAATGCAACAGATCCAGATAATCAATATGTATTTGATGAATTGGGTTTAAGAAGCTATAGTGCTACTGGTACAGGCAGGCTTATTACTCATGTAATTTTCCATCCGGTACAAAAATCATTGAACAGATTAATACAAATTGATTATACTGTTCGTGTGCAGAGTTTAGCGGGTTAAGGGGACAATAAATGGCATATGCAATTAGTTACACCGACTCCGTAAACAAGGGAACTATTACGGTAGCAGACAATACACTTAACACCGAAACTACTTTAAGTTTACCTGGTCGATTTACAACGGCATATGGACAAGCAATAAGTGAAAACTTTTTACACTTATTAGAAAATTTTGCTGGAGCTTCAGCTCCCCAACGTCCAGTAGAAGGCCAACTATGGTATGATACAACTAATAATGTTGATCAGTTAAAAATTTATGACGGAACAATTTGGCAGTCAGCAGCAGGTTTAAAGAAAGCAAGTTCAGAACCTGCAGTAGCAAATAGTAGTGCAGGTGATTTATGGGTAAACACCGGAGCACAACAGCTTTATTTGTTTACAGGATCTACATGGGTATTAGTAGGACCAGAATTTACTGATGGATTACTTACAGGTACAAAATCAGATGTTCTAGTTGGCACAGACAATTTAAATTATAATGTATTATCTATAAAAATACAAGACAAAACAGCTTTTATTATAAGCGATAGAGCATTTACACCTAAAACTGCTATTGAAGGATTTACAACTGGTATTAAAGCAGGAATGAATGTTAGTACTACAGCATTATTTGGTACAGAAACATTAAAATATTATGGTACAGCAGAAAAAGCTGATGCATTAGTGGTTGGCACAACTACTGTTCCTGCAGCTAATTTTATTAGAACAGATCAAACATCAACTTCAAATTTTGATTTAAAAATTAAGAATAATAGTGGTATTGTAATTGGTACAGGAGGACAACTTACTTTACAGGTTGACGGAGAACAAGGTGTAATCCAACATAACACAAGTGGCTCTAACATAGATTTTAGATTACGTAACGGATCTGTTACACCAACAGTAATGAGGATCGACGCGGCTGGTAAAGTAGGTATTAATAACAGTGCTCCTGAACAGGATTTAGATGTATCAGGCAACATTAAAATTGGAGCAAAAACCGGTGTTGCAGGTTCAGGATTTTTAAATATTACAAGTACAATTGATAGTTCGAGTATTAATACAGGTTCTCTTATTACAACAGGAGGTATTGGTGTTGCATTAAATGCATACATAGGCGGAGATGTTGATATTGGTGGGTTATTACAAACAGGAAATATATCACCTGATGCAAGTTCTACAAGAAGTATCGGTACGCTTAGTAACAAATACGATAGTATATATGCTAATACTTTTTACGGAAATATTCAAGGTAACGTTAGCGGTACAGTAAGTGGAAGAGCAGGATCAGCAGATAAATTAGCAAGTGCTACAACATTCTCAGTAAGTGGCGATGTGCAAGCTGCTAGCTTTGAGTTTGACGGTCAAACAGGCGGTAGTACTAAAACTTTCAACATGTCTATTGCAAACACGTTTATTTCAAGTAAAACTGTAACATATTCTGCAGAAAATTCAGATGAATTGCTTATTAACAGACCTACAGGAGAAACTGGTGTATTCAGAGTTACAAAAAATAACTTTTTAAAATCTATACCTCTTACACCAATCGGAACAATGGTAATGTTCGGTGGCACAACTGCTCCTCTAGGATGGTTATTTTGCGATGGTTCGGAAATTAGAAAGTCAGATTATAACGATTTATGGTTATCTATAGGATTTAATTTTAAAGATTCATCTCTTATTTCAGATTCTGGCGTAAATTTCTTTGCATTACCAGATATGCGTGGTAGATTTCCACTAGGTTTAGACGCAATGGGCGGATCTAGTGCAAATAGGGTAACAGATGTTGCTGCAGATACTATTGGTGGCACAGGCGGTACGCAAAATACTACACTAGAAGTACAAAACTTACCAGAACACGAACATGATATGGAAGGTGATAGTGGTACACAGTATTATGCAACGAGAGTTGGTTCAGGAACGCCTGACGATACTGATGCTATTCAATTATCTATTACATCAGGTACACAAGGAACACAAGGTCTAGCTTCAAGTGGCGGTATTAAGACTACAACATCTTTAGGAACACCGATGAATACTATTGATCCATACTTGGCTGTCAATTATATTATCTACAGTGGAGTGACATCATGAGCTATCAATTAAATAAAACAGACGGAACACTTCTTACAGAACTAATTGACGGCCAGATAGATAATAGCAGTACTAATCTTGTATTGGTGGGTAAAAACTACACAGGATACGGTGAAGCATTTAACGAAAATTTTATTAAATTATTAGAAAATTTTAGCAATGCGTCTGCTCCTAGTAATCCATTAGCAGGCCAAACATGGTGGGATACGACAGCAGGTAGGCTGAAGGTTTATGATGGATCAGTTTGGAAAGCTAGCGGAGGCCCATTTGTACAAAGTGACAGACCAGCAATGGTTGCCGGTGATTTGTGGATCAATAATCTAACAAATCAAGTATATGCGTTTGACGGCACAGATACAATATTAATAGGACCACAATATTCTGTTGCACAGAAAAAGAGTGGTTTTGAAATTGTACAAATATTAGATAATACAAGTAGATCGCAAACTGTTGCTAATTTGTATGTAGCAGGTATTCATAAAGCTGTGGTAAGTGATGTACAATTTACACCTGCTTATGCTGAAAGAGTATTAGGTTTGGTTGATGCTAGCACTAATCCAGACGGCATAATATATGAAGGATATAATTTACTTGACAAAGCTAACTTTAAATGGCACGGAGTTGCTAATAGTTCATTAGCACTTACAGATGCACAAGGTGTTACTAAAACAGCAGAACAGTTTTTGGCTGCTAATGCAAACGATGTAACTACTGGAGCACTTACAATACAAAACTCCGGTGGTTTAACTATTGGGTTATCTCAAAATAATGTGCAAAAAGTTATTGGTGATAGATTTTACATTGAAAATCAGTTGCTAGATCATGATTTAAGTTTGCGTGTTCGTTCAAATCAATTTAATTCACTTATTGTTGATGCACTTTACATTGATGCAAGTACAGCTAAGATAGGTGTCTTTACAACTAATAGATTGCCAGCGTATACATTGGACGTAGAAGGAGATATTAGGGCAACCGGCAATTTAATTGTTGAAGGAACTACAACTACATTAGATACTGTAACTTTGCGTGTCGAAGATAAAAATATAGAATTAGGCTATCAATCAGATAGCACTGGCGGAGACGATGTTGGTGCAGAAGGAGGTGGTGTTACACTTCTTTCAACAGATTCTGATAAAACTATTAAATGGCTAGGTGCAACAGATGCTTGGACATTCAATAAAAACATTGATATTTCTGACACTACAAAAGAAATTAAAATAGGTGGGCAAACAAAACTAACAAATACTAGCCTTTCTAATATTTTATATGCTGACGAACTTACAAGAGTTGGTACACTTACAGCATTACAAGTTGACTCTATTGGTATTGATGGCAATACTATCACTAATTCTGTTTCTGCAATTAATATTACAGCTCAAAGCGGTTTGAATATATCACCAGGAGGTGATATTGCAGTATCCGGAAGTTATAAGATTACAGGAGTTGCTAATCCTACAGCATCTCAAGATGTAGCTACAAAAATTTACGCAGACACAGAAATTGCAAATGAAGTAATTGTAATGGGCTTTGATATTACTGGTTTAGGAACAGGTTCTGCATTACAAGCGGCAGTAGCAGGTTATTTAAATGATTTATATCCTGCAGCGGCTATAAATGCAGGCAAGCAAGCAAAATTGCATTGTACATCATATGCTAACGCAACAGCTAGTGGTATTGATGTAAACTCTGCAAAAACTATCAGCTATGTAGCTGTGGATAAAAACGGAACTGAAAACCAATCAGTTGTACAAGATGTTGTTTTTGCTGGAGCTAGTGGTAATGTTTCATTATCTGCAACACGTAGCTTAATGAGATTTCAATCAAACGGATCGGCTTGGGAATGGCAAGCAACAACTGCGTATTAATTAAGATGCGTACTATAGATAAATAATAACATAAGTACTTAACGGGGTAACACAGAATGGCATATCAAATAGACAGATACAATAATACGCTATTAACCAATGTTGAAGACGGGACAGTCGATCAAACAACTGACCTTAAATTTATTGGAAAAAATTATGCGGGTTATGGTGAAATACAAAACGAAAACTTCCTGTTTTTGTTAGAAAACTTTAGCGGAGTGACAGCACCAGCTAGACCATTAAGTGGTCAGCTTTGGTACGATAGCTCTATAGCAAAATTAAAATTTTATGATGGTACAAAATGGAGAACAAACGGTGGTTCTGAAACATCAGCAACACAACCAACTGGACTATCAGTAGGTGATTTTTGGTGGGATACTACTAATAATCAATTATATGTGTATAGTGGTACAGCTTTTGTACTAATTGGTCCACAGAATGCAGGCGACGGTGTTACCCAAATGCAAAGCCTAGAAATTCTGGATACCGGCGGCACACAAAGGAACATTATAGCAGGTACACTTAATAGTGAAACTATAATGATAATTAGTGCAGTTGAATTTGATATAGCCACAAGTAATGCAATTACTGGATTTGATAGAGTTAAAAAGGGTGTTACACTTGTAAATACAAAACTAGCTTCAAACGGTGTTACAACACCAGTAGGACATTATTTTTGGGGTACAGCTTCTGATTCTTTACGCTTAGGCGGCGTATTAGCCAGCCAATATATCCAACAAGCACAGGGCGGTGCCAATACTGTGTTTACTACCGCTGTTGAATTTCCTGACGCTGGCATACAAATTGGCGACTCGCAAGATTTACAACTATTAATAGAGAGTGGATCCGAAGGTGTAATACAGAATGTAACTGGTAATAATAGTAAAATAAAAATTAAAAGTACAAACGGATCAGGAACAAATACACATTCATTAACTTTTGATAGTGGAGGAATTACTCCAGCAGCAGATAACACTTTTGCAATTGGTAGTGGTTCACTAAAATTTGCTAACATTTATTCAACAAACTTTACAGGGGAAGCATCACAAGCTACTGCACTAAGAGTCGGTACAGACTTTAGAACAGCAAGTGCTAGTGCTTCAAATAACACAGTAGCAGTAAGAGACGCTACAGGAAACATAGCAGCCAACTTATTTCAAGGAACTGCTACCCAAGCTAGATATGCTGACTTAGCAGAAATTTATCGCACAGACAAAATTCACCCAGTTGGTACAGCAATTGCAGTTGGTGGAGAAGATGAAGTGAGAGCAGCAAGCATTGGCGATCATTGTATTGGTGTTATATCTGATAATCCTGCTTACTTGATGAATTCAGAAGCCGAAGGACAAGCAGTTGGCTTAAAAGGTAGGGTTCCTGTTAGGGTTAATGGTCCTGTATCAAAAGGACAAGCAGTGTTTGCTTGGAAAGATGGAGTATGCAGCACAATAACAACTAATGCACTCGTCGGCGTAGCACTTGAAACAAGTACTGAAGAAGGTGAAAAATTAGTAGAATGTGTGCTAAAGGTTTAAGGATTTTAACTCATGGCAGATATTACCGCGGCGCGATTAAACAACTTACAGTCTAGAATCGCACTAATATTAGGAACTGGATCCGGAACTAGCGGATATGGCCAAACCGTGGTAAGCTCCCAAGTCAATAACACAAGCGATATTATCGATGCAGATCACATAAACAATATCTTTACTGATATGGTGAAAGCTAGAATACACCAAGTTGGGGTAAATGAAACTGGCATTAGACAAGTTTTAGAAAATTTAAATGTAATTGCCGAAGAAACAAGTAATCAAATTAATAATGACGGTGTTGAAGCTAATGATGCAGAAGGTACCAAAAAAGGTATAGCTGATTACGAATCATTAATGACTCAGATAGAAGCTGATAAATTGTCGTTACATGCAAGCCAAAGTGCATTAGAGCCAAAAATTACAAGCACACGTTCGTCAACTTGGAACGGATTAATTTATCACCAATTTACAGCTACATTTACGAGCGGAGATGAAAGACGTCACTTTTTTAACGCAGGCGGCGAAATTAGAATATCGGCTAATAATACAGGTGCAAGCACACCTAAAGGTTTAGACTGGGCTGCACTATGTAATGAAATTGGTGTAGTCAAATTTGGTTCTACTATTACATCAGCAACAGGTACAGGACAAGGATATGCAATTGGAAATTCAACTCTTACATCTTCGTATCAAACATGTTTTCTAAAAACAGGATCGGGATCATATAGCGGAGTGTATGCAGGTAATTTATTTACAGTAAGAGTAAGAATTGCTAATCCTCAAGTAATTGATTTTAGAATAGAATTTAATGATGTTGTTACTGATAATCAAGTTGACAACAATGTAGACGGTGCGTTAACCAGCACAGTGCAACAGTTGAGAGCAGTAGGAGCAAATAGTATTACTTCTGTAAGTCCTACATACTTTACATCAACACAGCTATCAGGATTTAGTGTACCACAAGATACAACTACACCAACATACGTATTAGCAGCAAGTGCAACATCTATGAGCGAAGGCGGAAGTGCTACTATTTTCTTAACAACTACAAATGTAGGAGATACAACAGCAGTACCGTACACAATAACTGGTGTATCAGTTAATGATTTAGTAGGTGGAAGCTTAACAGGAAGCTTTATTGTGCAAAACAATGGTGCAAGTCTCACACTTAATATAAATGCTGACAATTTGACAGAAGGTGCAGAAGCACTTACACTTAGTTTAAACAACGGTGCTGCCACAATATCTGTTACTATAAATGACAATAGCACAGGATCGGTCAGCTATTTGTACGACCCACAATGGTACAATGAATTCAGTAGTTCATATCTAACAAATATTCCAAGATCAACAGCTGTCAGTGAAGGTACACAAATTGCTGATTTACTATACAAAGGTACAGGAGCATATACAAATAGTTTACAACAAGTTAGATATGCCCTAAACAGAAGACCAGATGCAGCAGGACTAGCATACTGGACAGGACAATGGTACAATACCTACAGATCAGGATCTTTTGCTAATATTACA